TAGAGCAAGAGAAAAGTGTCCTGTTTCAATGGATGATCTAAAGGACAAATATGATTATGAATTTCCAGATCCTTCTTATATAGAAAATATAGAAAAACAACAAGAAGAGGATCTTGTGGATTACTTATGGGAATTAGTCTCTGAGTTTAAAGAGATAGAACAAACAATTATTAGACTTCATTTTGAAGGATATACAGATGCACAAATTGGTGTAGCAATTAATAGGGCAACTTCATCAGTTCAAGAGAGAAGAGTTAAGTTAATTGAGAAATTAAAGGAAAAAGCAACAAAGTTTAAATAAAATCCGGTTTTTTATAACTCTACCGGCCATTAACCTTTGAGGGGAAATAATCCCCATTAGAAAGCGAGGATAGAAGAATGGAAAAAGATCCAAAAGACAAGGATAAAAGTCTCACTAGTAAAGATCTTGTAGAAACATTACTACTTATTAGTGAAACCAGTAAAGTTTTGGCTCAGGAGATTATGCTAACTCCAAAAAACAAGCCTGATAAAGGAGGTGATGGAAGTGGGAAACAGTCCAACGACTCATAGTAAAAAATATAGTCCAAGTAAAAGTAATATTTGGCTAAATTGCCCACTCAGTACTCTTTTAAATGATGGTAGTGGTGAAGAGATAAGTCCACAAGCGGAATTTGGAACCGAGTGTCATGAGTTAAGTTCAGCATTAATTAATAAATCTTTAAAGCTTATAGATTATGAAAATGAAAGTAAGCCGGTAGAAGAGTTAATTAAAGAGCTTGATATGTATTCACCTGAGATGCAGGAGATTGCTGATGGTTATGCAGATTTTGTTGTTAATACATTTGAGTTTGAAAAAACAAGATCTGGTGAGGAACCATTAATTATTATTGAGCAGCTTTTAAAGATGGACTTTGATGAAGATGCTAAAGGGACATTAGATTGTGGAATCATCTCATCTATGAATGGTGGAACTCTTACTGTAATTGATTTAAAGACAGGAAGGATACCAGTTTATACATTTGATGAAGAAACTAAAATGTTTAATTCACAATTAGGAATTTATGCACTTTATTTTTATAAGGCATACAAAGATTTATATCCAATCAAAAAGGTAAGGTTAATAGTTTATCAACCGGTAATTTCAAATACAAACGAATATGAGATGGATGTAGAAGATTTACTTGTTTTTGAAACTATGGTTTTAAAACCAGCAGTTGCAAGATCAAAAGAAGAAACTTTAGTAGCAAATCCAGGTAAACATTGTAGGTTTTGTTCCGCTAGAGCAGTCTGTACTAAAAGAGCTGAGGCAAGTTTAGAAGTTACAAAAGAGATGAACAAATCAATTCATTTATTAACAGATAAGGAAATAGAAGAAATCCTACCAAAACTTGATGACTTTATTAGATATGCTGAAGACTTAAAAAAACATGCGTACAAAAGAGCAACCGAAGGACACAAGTGGAGTGGTTTCAAATTAGTTCATGGTAAGAGCTCAAGAAAGATTGTCAATGAAGAAGCAGTAATTAAGGTTTGTAAAGACATAGGAATTGATCCTTATGTAGAAAACAAAGTGGCTGGCATTACTGAGCTTACAAAAAGGTTGGGTAAGGATAGATTTAATAGTTTAATTACACCTTACATAGGTATGCAAATTGGCTCAATGAGTTTAGTTTCAAACGATGATCCTCGTGAAGAGGCAGTAATTATAAAAGAAGGAGATAAATAGAAATGTTAAAAATAATCAAAGGAAAAGAAAAGAGACCATTAAAAGTTGTCATTTATGGTCCAGAGGGAATAGGTAAATCAACATTTGCCAGTAAATTCCCAGACCCATTATTCATAGATACTGAAGGTGGGACAAGTAATTTAGATGTTAGAAGAATTAAGTGTAATAAGTCATGGGATGAACTCTTGCTTATAGTTAAAGAGATTATTAAAAATCCAACAATATGTAAGACATTAATTTTAGATACTGCAGACTGGTCAGAGTTTCTTTGCATGGATGCAGTAACAGAGAAACATAGGAAAAATAATATTGAGGATTTTGGCTACGGAAAAGGATATGTCTATCTTCAAGATGAATATTCAAAACTATTAAAACTATTTGATGAACTAATTGAATCTGGAATAAATGTAGTTATTACAGCACATGCAAAACCTAGAAAATTTGAACTACCAGAAGAGCAAGGTTCATTTGATAGATATGAAATGAAACTAACAAGACAGGTTGCACCACTTATTAAAGAATGGGCAGATGCTTTATTCTTTGCTAACTACAAGATTTATGTTGTTACAACAGAAAACAACAGAAAGAAAGCTCAGGGCGGGAAAAGAGTTTTATATACATCACATAACCCAACTTATGATGCAAAAAACAGATTTGATTTAGCAGAAGAGTTAGAACTTGATTTTAAATCAATCGCTCATTTATTTGAAGGACTTGATGAACTAAAAAAAGATAACGAAGCATTAAAAGAAGAAAAAGAAAGCGTAACTTTAAAAAGATTAAATCAAATGTTAAATGATGCAGATCTTAAAGAAGTGGAACTACAAAAGGTAGTTGCTGATAAAGGACACTATGAAATAGATGTACCTATTAAAAATTATTCAGATGAATTCATCACAAGATGGATTATTCCAAATTGGGAAAGAATCATAGAAACAATAAAAAAAATGAAGGAGAGCAGTAATTATGCAAGAAAATAATAAAGAAATGTTAATGGATTGGAATGATTCAATCGAAAATGATGGTCAGGAGTTTGTAATACTACCTGACGGTGAGTATAACTTCACAGTTACAAATTTTGAACGTGGTAGATTCCCTGGTGGACAAAAAATACCAGCATGTAATAAAGCAACAATTACTATTCAAGTTGATTCAAATGATGGAATAGCAGTAGTTAAGTTTGACTTATTATTATACCGTTCTTTAGAATGGCGTATTTCACAATTCTTTAGAAGTATTGGACAGAAGAAACATGGCGAAAAATTAACTATGGACTGGAATAAAGTAATCGGTTCAAGAGGCAGAGCTAAGTTTAAGCAAAGATCATATACAGCATTAAATGGTGAAGAGAGAGTTACAAATGATGTTGACCGTTTTATTGATTATGATGAGACTTTCTTTATAGAAGAAGACTTACCGTTTTAAGAGGTGATTGCTATGATTTTAAGACCTTATCAAAATGAAGCAATTGATGCAATTCAAAACGAATGGAAAAAAGGAAACTCAAAAACTTTATTAGTGTTACCTACAGGAACTGGTAAAACAATAGTCTTTTCTAAAATTGTTGAAAAAGAAGTAGAAGATGGATCTAAAGCCTTAATCATAGCACACACTGGAGAGTTATTAGATCAAGCATCAGATAAATTAAAGATTGCAAGTGGTTTAGATTCAGCCTTGGAAAAGGCTGAGTCAACAGCGATAGATGCTAATGAAAATGTAACAGTTGCATCAATTCAAACTTTATCAAAAGAAAACAGGCTAATGGCTTATCCAAGAGATTATTTCAAGACGGTAGTAATAGACGAAGTTCATCATGCAATGAGTGATTCTTATCAAAGGGTTTTAAATTATTTTGATGGTGCAAACATGTTAGGTGTTACTGCAACACCAGATAGAGCAGATCAGAAAAATTTAGGTAAATTCTTTGACTCAAAAGCTTATGAATACTCAATGCATAAAGCTATTAAAGAAGGATATCTTTGTCCGGTAAAAGCTCAGATGATTCCGTTAGAGTTAGATATTCACAGTGTTAAAATGTCCAACGGCGATTATGCATTAGGCCAAGTTGGTAGTGCGTTAGATCCTTACTTAAATCAAATTGCACTTGAAATGGTCAAATATGCTAAGGGTAGAAAAACAGTAGTATTCCTACCTTTAATTAGTACATCTCAAAAGTTCTGTGAATTATTAAATATGCATGGATTAAGAGCTGCAGAAGTTAATGGAAAGAGTGCAGATAGAGATCAAATATTAAAGGACTTTGAAGCAGGAGAATATGACGTTTTATGTAATTCAATGTTACTGACTGAAGGCTGGGATTGTCCGAGTGTTGATTGTATTGTTATTTTAAGACCTACAAAAATAAGAAGTTTATATCAACAGATGGTTGGAAGAGGAATGAGAAATGCTCCTGGTAAAGAGAACTTGTTATTATTAGACTTTTTATGGATGACAGAAAGACACGATCTATGTAGACCTTCTGCACTTATTTCAAAAGATGCTGATTTAGCTAAACGTATTGATGAAAAAATGATGAATAAAGTAAGTGGCATAGATTTATTAGCTGCTGAAGTTGAAGCGCAAAACGATGTAATAAAAGAACGTGAAGATGCACTTGCTAAAGAATTAGAGAGACAACGTAATAGAAAACATAAATTAGTAGATCCAATTCAATATGCATTTTCTATAGCTGATATTGATTTAACTAATTATGAACCTACCTTTGCTTGGGAAATGGGGCCTTTAACTGATAGACAAATCTTTTACTTAGAAAAATCAGGGATTAATCCTGAGGACGTTACTTGTTCTGGAATGGCAAGCATGATAATCGATAAATTAATTAACAGACATAATGAAGGTTTATCAACACCAAAACAAATACGTTATTTAGAACAACGTGGTTTCTTACATGTAGGTCTATGGCCTTTTGAAGAAGCAAGCAAAATGATAAGTAGAATTGCTGATAATAAATGGATGATTCCACGTGGAGTAGATCCTAAGCATTATCAACCTTAGGAGGAATTAAATGTCAAATATTTTAGAAGCTTTAAAATATATAGATGTATCAAAACTAACATATCA